TCTGACTCTTCGTTCATTCGCTTGCAACTTGATTCGCTGAGTCCTATCATTTCTAGTGCTGCATCAATCATATCATGTGCACCGTCGTCACTGTCAAATCCTTCTTCGCTAGCAAAGTCTACATCACTGCTATGGAACATAGTAGTATTTTTATCAACACCCATTGAACCTAGCTTTTTTGCTAGCTCTTCTGGACTATCTGCCCAACCTACTGGTTTACCATTAACACTAACTCGAATGCCACCTTCTTCTGCGTTGAAAATAATAGTACCTTCTGCTTCGTTTATTGACTCATCAAACATTTCATCTGCTAGTTCTTTACCATGCTTTTTAGCAAATTCTTCTTTTGACATTGTTTCGGAATCATGAATTACTGAATCTTTCATACGACCTTCGTTAACTTCAGATTCATTTGCATATATTTTATCTTCGATTGCATCATATACTTTTTGTGTAATCCCGGCGGCTTTTTGTAAACTAGTTAAAACATCTCCCAGTGCATCATGCATGTCGCCTTGGTCAGTCATGTCGTATTGATATGCTTCTTCAATCTGCACATCATCATCTAGTTTGTGAGCTGTATCTTTGCTCATTGTTACTTTGTGCGTTTTGCCGCCAAATTCAAATTCTTTTTTACCTGCCCGAGCTGCAGCAGCTGCCGCTTGGTTAAATGCGTTTTCATCAATGTCTGCTTCGTCAACTTTGCCCCAGTCACTTTTGGCACGAATGGCAAATGCTAGTTCTTTCATTTTTCCATAAGCATCACTGCCTTTTTTGTGTGGGCCCGATGCTTTTAGTTTGCTGTATGATTTGCGCAAGTCAGCCATTGATTTGCCAGCATACTTGCCTTTTTCAGCAGGATTAACTTTAGTTTCAGTATCCCATTTTTCATAAACATTTGCACTTTCAGTGATAGTTTGCTTTGTTTCAGTAGCATTAACTTTTGCTAATTTTTTGTTAAGATCGTAAAAGAAATCCATTATATTATCCTCGAGGTTTTGCGCCAGTGGCTGGCTTAGGTGGCCTTTTGATATCCGTCATGGGACTCTTAACACCTTGCGCAATATCATTAGTTGTTTCAGCTTTAGGAGTTTTACCTCCAGCAATTGTAAAATCACTTTTGTAAGCATTTTTTACAGCATCATGATCATAAGGACTTGCGGCATATTCTTTACTAGCTTCCTTTTGCTCTTTGTCGGGCTCAGGGAAGTCGGTATTAATTAATAGACCAGTGTTTTGCTTTTCTGTATCTTCAGCATTTTTCATCATTGCATCATCAAACTTATCAGTTAACATAATAATTCTGTTAGGGTCAAGACCTAAGATATGTGCTATATCTTTGATCTGAGGTTCAATGGCAGGGTATCTAAACGATACATCAAAGAATGTTACCGAGTCGTTTTGGTGGTCAGGAAAGTCTGGCAAGTTATAACGAATCGGTGTTGTTTTTGTACTTGAAATGCTAGCTGGATCAAATTGATCAAACCTAGCAGTTAAAGATTTGATAAAGTCTGTAGTGACATCGCCAACTATCTTAATACGATAATTGTATGTCTTTTCATTTTCTACTAGATATTCGCGAAATGTTTTCATTTTAAATGTTCCTATATGATATTTATCTTATCACTTAATTTCTTGGTTTTGATCTTTAAGAATACGTGTTAACAATTCATTACGATCAAGTACATGACCCTCGGCTGTTGGAGCATCATCATCGTCTTTGTTTTTGTTTGCTTTTGCTTCGTCGTGATCCAATTTTAATTTTTTAAGTTGTAAATCAACCATTTTAAGTTTTTTATTCATTTTAGCAGTTTTAGCAGTTATTGCATGACCAAGCATTGTGCTTGCAACTGAAAGTATTTCGCTAGCATATCTGCTGTCAACTTGCATACCAAGATCCATTAAACTTTCGTAACTGTCAACGGCTTTTGAAGATAAGTCATCCATTTCAGAATCTGATGCATCAAGTCCTTTTACTTGCGGGAGAGCGGCGTTAATTTTATCAATTTGGTCATCGATGGCCACCAGCTCTTCTCTTGTTGGTGTCTCGGTTTCATCGTGTGGTTGCTCTTGTTCTGAGCCAGGAAGATCAAACAGTTCTTCAAGTTTTCTTGTCATTTTATAACATCCTATATCTTTATAGTATGCTATATTTATGGCAATCACTTACGGAAGATATGATCTTCAGTAACTACTCTAAACATCATTCCGTTGCGTTTAGCCCATTTGGTAGCAGCATCCCATTTAGCATAATTTACAGCAACTACTGCTCTATCACGTTGAGACATTTTGCTTTCAATTACACTTTGTTTTTTAGGTTTTATTTCTATTAGTTCAGCAAGAACTTTATTATTTTTTGTTCTGTATGTAATAATAAAATCAGGAATATAATTTTTAATTTTTCCTGTTAATGGATGCTTGTAAGGGATTTTAACACTTTCACTGGCCCATTGTAATATGTGTTCGTTATTGTCGCAGAAACGCATAAACGCATGTTCCCAGCCAGATCTATATTTTATAGATCCTTTGCCTACATATTTTTGTGGATTTAATGGAACGTATATACCTTGCGCAAACTTGCTCATGCCACTACATTTCTTGCCGCATAAAAGTTAGGTGTGGCAATGGCATCGACTCCAAGTAATGTTGATAGGCTCTGAAAGCCATTGAGATAATATGCAAGTGTTGCTGTTAACTCGAGACCAGTTTTTCCTTTGATGTTGTCAAATACCAACATAGGAGAGACTTGCGCTTCTTGTGCAATTCTAAAAACTGTAGTGGTAAAATTAGTTGCAGCTTCGCCTGTTCCCATTACTGCTGTAAAATAACCATAGATAGCATCATACTCAGCAACTGGCACAAATGCTTCAAACGCATAAAACTGATCAAAAATTCTTACAGTTTGATCAATTTTTGGATTAACTGCATTAATAGTATTTGACATTAGCCACCCCCAAATAAACTTTTTCCAGTAAGGGCTTTAGCAAAAGTATTAACTGTGTTTGCAGTTGTTGCAAACTGATTATATTGATTTACTGAACTGCTACCATTTGTGTTTTGAAACACTGGCAATGACGTTCTTGGTGGCGTTGGGAACAGTTGCACGTTGTTTGCACCTGCTATTGCACCCGGTAGTGTTTGTTGTAAATATTCTGTTGCTACACCCAGTGCTTCGCTTTTAACAATGCTTTTGAGATCTTTGCCTTTAAATGTACCGTAAGCAGTGCCAGCTTTTTGTATTGCACCGATTGCGCCTGCAAGTGTGCCGCTTTGTAAATCTTCAACAATACCAATACCGGTGTCTAGCAAGCCACCTTGGCCCAATACAGATGCAGTTGAACCAGCTCTTGCCAATGGACTTCTTGTTGTATCGTAGTGTGCTGGATCTCCAAATCCTTTGACGTTTGTGTCTGGGCGACTTGAACCAAGAGCACCTGAACGATATTTTACTGTTTCATATTTAACAGTCATTACATTTTCTAATAGACCATCGCCTTCTGAGTAGTCAAGTTCGTCGTGTTTCCAGTCAGTGATAAGAGGATTGATTAATATATACTCAGCAAACTTGTGCTGATTGAGAGCATAAATCCTAATGTCTTTAAAGAAAGGAGGTTTTCCTCCTGGTGCTGAATCAGAATAACTCTCGCCAATATAACCCCAATCAGCAACTGGGCGATTAGGATCGTAAATGTCGCGAGAGTTATAACTGAAACCAGGCTGATTTGCTATTGCACCAATTGATCCATTAGTGGCACTAGTGCCATCATACGGTTGCGTTGGATCTTTATAATAATAAGCAAAGTAATTGTACCACAAGTTCCTAGACAAGTCGCCTTGGTCATCATGGAAAGTAACTTTTACAGGCTCATAATTAATCGCAGTTTGTACAAGACGTTTGCGATTGTATTGATTCATTACAGTGTGATCAATATCAAATGAAGGTAATTGAATATTTTTAACTAGCAAACCAAGCTCACTAGTGCTTTGTTCACCAAAAATACTCCGAAGCGCAGGAATTTCTGTCGTGTTTAATGTAAAATAAACATGATAGAGAAATTTATATCGAGGAGCAAGTTCGTACCCGTTAGTTCTAAAGGTACGACTAGCGGTTTGCGAATCACGCAAACCGTCAGTCGATGTGAACCCCTCAAAGAAGTCCTGTGCGAAACCCATTGTTATTAACCAGTAATTACATCGCCAGCAACTCGTCCAATTGCTGTACCAACGCCGCCAACAGTTCCTGTTTGCATAGCATTATCATATGCAACTGTCATACTAATTGTTGCCGCTTCACTAGTTCCATAGTTAAAGTCGTTGTAGTTGACACCTTTTAAGTAGCAACCATAAATTTCCCAAGTTTCAAGTACAACTGGTGTGCTTGCGCCGTTACCACCGTCTAGTACTTCAAATCTTGTTAGGAATTTATAATCATTGCCTGCTGCTGCTGATGCTTGTTCTGCAAAGTCAAGTTGTCTTTGTAGTTGTTCACCAACAAGTTTAGTAACATTGCCGCCAGCATCATCTCTAAGTTCAGCAGTAATATCTGCCCATGTATGCTTACCAGCTAATTTTAACGTACTGTTGTAAATTGGTACAAGCATTTCTTCAAACGACACTTCTGGACGTGTAAAGCTAATTACTTGTTTTGTCAATTCTGTACGTGGTGTTGAAACACCAAAGTTTTCAAAAGTAACGCGGAAGCGATACTTTAGTTTTGGCATTAGCAAGCCCTGGGTGCTTGAGCTCTGGTCACTTGCTAATGGTACCGTCATTTTAGTTAATGATGCAACCGCCATTTTATTCTCCTATATAGTATATTTATGGTCGAAAAAAAGAAACAAAATTGGGGGAGTTACCCCCCAATTTAGTAACCATTAACCACCAGCTCCAGCGCCACCAATTTCACCAGTGTTCTTGATACGAACCGGAATGTAAATAAATTCTACCGCCTTAACTGGCTCAATAGCAATATCTACATATAGCTCGTTTCTATCAATACGTGCTGGTGTATTGTTAGATCCATCACATACAACCAAGTAGTCGTATAGTCCTCGTTTTGCAACTAAATCAATCATTAAACTTTCGCAAACGTTTTTGATTTCGTCGCGTGTTGTTTGATCATTTGGTTCAAACAAGAAGTTTACACCAATTGTTTGCAATCTACCTCTAATGTACGAAACAAGTCTTGAAACGTTAATACGATCCATTGCACTTGTTACACTAGTTACAGTCTTTTGACCATAGTTAACAATACCAAGTCCAGGAACAAATGTAATTGGGTTAACACTGTTTTCGTAAAGTATATCTCGAACACCTTGTCTAACACCAATTTGCTCATATTCACCAGTTGCAGCATCAATGTATCCAATTGAAGTTGCGTTGTCGACTGTGCCTCGTCTCGATCCTGCAGGAGCAAGCCAAGGATAACTTACATTGTCGCTACGTAATATTGTACGCAACATCATGTGACTTGGAGGTTGCACAACTGTACTTCCTGATAAATCAGTTGTTGCACAACTTGGGTAGAACACACCCAAATATGTACTTGCAACATTTAGACCATCTTGAGTTGCTAATCCTAATCCATTGTTGTTGGTAGCCCAATTGATCAAGCCTTGACCTTGTGGGCCTAACCTTAGTGGAGTATCACCAATAACAAACGCAGTGTTGTTGCGTTCGTTGCTTAAGGCAACCATGTTAGTCATCAATTCTGGATAACCAGGAGTTACAATTAAGTTAAACTCATTTTGTTCTTCACGTGCCTCTTCACTTGAATCAATTCCTGATTTTAGTGCTGCAACAATAAGAGAACGTTGAGCTTGACGTCCAGCATACATTGAACCATCAGCTTTATTACCGCTCACTGTAACCCAAGTATCTTTCTCTGTTGGGAGAATATCGTCTGGGAAACTAGAAGCATTAAAGTAATCAATTTGATATGATTTTACGTTGAAGCCGTTTCTACGAGTATTCCAAAGCAACATACCCTCTGGATATAGTGCAGGATCTGGCTTGTCAATGTCAACATAGTTGCTAGTTAACAAACTAACAATAGTTGGTACTGCTGCGGTAATTGGATCAGTTGTGCCATTAGGTGCCCAACGTGCATCACCAAACAGTACGCCATCTTCTGTTGTTTGATCAGTGTTGTTGATGCGTACCCATTGATCCACACCACTTACTGACTCCCAACGATTAATTAGCGGATAGTTTTCTAAGTCTGAGGTATCAATCCACAAATCACCATACACCAATGCGCTTTTATCAGTATCATTTTGTGTAGTAGGCTCAGTTGCACTTACAATTGGACCAGTTGCGTTTGTGGTTGAGAGATCAAAACCTCGTATGTCAGAGCTAACGTTTTGATAACCTTTCCAAGCACCGCCGTCTTGAATCATAATATCGCACTGATCAACAGAGCTATAGTACCAGTAACGTCCTTCTGCAGGTGCAGTAGTAGGTGCAGTGTTGCTAGCTGAGTAAGTAAATGTTTGCCATCCACTCAATATCAGTGTTTCGCCATCAGTGTCGTAACGAACACCAGTAACAGTAGTATCAAACCCTGCATCTGCAACTGCTGTGTCGCTACCAACTTCTGCTAGTACAATTACACCACCTTGGCTATGCGTAAACGCAATAGCACCGCTTGATGTAACACTAGCACTTACGTATGGTACTGCGCCGGCACTAACACCTGCAACAAAATCTGCAGCAGTAGAACCTGCAACTGTAATTGTTGTTGCCGAAGATAATGCAGTACTGTTTGCAGAACTTGCTTGGATAGTAAACTGGTCACCCGATGTAAATGTTGGCGTAGTTGCATTACCAGTAACTACTGTTGCACCAGCTGTTACACGTTGCAATAGTTTTAATGTAAACGTGTTGTTGTATGTAGCAGTAGTTGTGTTGTATTCTGGACTAATATTATACTGTGTATATGTTGAGCCAGCTGGAATATTTTTGCCACCACCAGATGGATCAAGTGTTTTGTTTGCACTTTGGTCATTTTGATAAACTGTTGCAGTTTGCTCTGTCCAAGTTTCAGTAACAGTTGAATATTTACTAACTGCCATTGCAGTGCCAAGGTTTACACTATTAATTTTGTTCCAAACAGCGCCGGTTGCAACTGGTTCTGTATCAGTTGTGCGCCAGCGTGGGATAGTGTAGCTCGGAGACTGTTGTAAGCGAGGTACATAGTAAGACTTAGCAGTAATGCCAAGATCCGTAAGCAGTTGTGTACCACCTGTTGCGCCAGGCTCAATAGTAATAATACCACCAGAAGCAGTTGATCCGTCGCTAGTTGCACTCGAATCGCCGTAAATTTCTAATTTACCGTTAACATTTGCGGCTGTAACACCTTGGATGCTAGCTGAAACAATTGCAGCCGCAAGTCCAGTAACAGTGTTGCTTGCTGCTGCAGGTACAGCAACGGTAGTACCATTAACAACAATTTCGCTTGCTGCTGTTAGTGAAGTTGGGCTAGCTGATCCTTGCACTGTGGGCCAACTTTTCTTCCAAGCATCGCTACCAAGTAATACCCAAAGGTTGCTTGTATTTTTATAGTATACAGGATTTGATGTATTAGTTGTGTTTACTGCATAATCGCCAATGCTACCAATACTGGTTTTAGGTGATGTTACACCCGAAGCAATGTCGTCTGTGCTAGTAATAACAATGGGTGTTTTGTTGGTAAACGTACTATTAGTTAAGTTCCATTCAAAAATACCCCACTCAGTTTGAGAAGTATCAAGCCAGTAAGTGTTGTTTAGTGGATCGCCAGCTGGTCTTGAAGAACTAGCTGCTAGTTCTGACAAATCAATGTTTGCACGTTGTACATATACACGATTTGATACACCAAGTGCTGAGTAAGCAGCAAGCAACCCATATTCATTAAGCTCGTAACCGTTAATTGGTGTACCAGCTGATGTCTTATAAAAGAACGGATTACCAAAAGTTGCCACCAAGTCTCTTTGACTTGTGATTAAATAAGTTTTATTTGCATTGGCAGCGGTAGTACCAGCTGCAATTCCGGTGCCTGTGCCGCTTGCCTTGTTTTGGGCCGTAGCAAGTAAGACATAAGGTACAGAATTAACTGCGGATGGTAGATAGTCGCTTTCGTCAACTATCGTTACCTCAATGCCGGGGGATGTTAATGCCATGTTCAATTCCTCATTGGTTAATGTTT